CGGTGACATGGACACTGCTTCTGGCAATTGTGTATTGGCAAGTTCGCTGGTACTACAGTTTTGTCTGGAGCATGACATTAACTTCTCCCTCCTCAACAACGGTGACGATTGCGTGGTCATTTGCGAGCGCACTGATTTACATAAGTTCGATGACGTGCATGAGTGGTTTCTCGACTATGGGTTTAATATGATAGTTGAGGAACCCGTGTATGAATTTGAAAAAATCGTGTTTTGTCAGTCACACTTTATCTGGAATGGCACTGGTTATGTTCAGGTTAGGGATCCAAAGGTTTGTACTTCCAAGGATTCTCTTTCTCTTGTACCATTTACCAGTGAACCAGCAATGCGGGCGTGGTTAGGGGCAGTCGGTCAAGGAGGACTTGCCCTTAACAGTGGTATTCCGGTCCTACAGGAATTTTACGCAATGTACTTGCGTGAGTCCAAGGGTCACACCGGATTGAACCACCCGTCCATGGAATCCGGAACCAGGTTTCTGTCGCGAGGGATGGAGTCGAAGTGGGTGCCTGTTACCGCCGAAGCAAGATACAGCTTTTGGTTAGCCACCGACATTCTCCCTGACGAGCAAGTTCAACTGGAGCAATTCTATTCCATGTTTTCATACGATTTTTCCGCCGATTCCCCGAGCGGTGACTTGACACCGCTGTATTTGTACCAATAGGCATCTCTGATAAAACCTGTATTATCTGTAACATTAACAAATTATAATTAAAATGAATTCCAAACCAAATTCCCAAAAACAATCCAAATCCAAAGCCCGTCCGAGAACTAACCACGTGTTTCGAAACGTAAGGGATCCCGTAGTGGTAGACGCCAATGCCGTCACTCCATCCGTTGCCAACATCGTCACAGATGCTGGCGGGAATTGCGACATTGCACTCAGTTTTTCACCACTAGGGGTTCAAACCGTTAAGGACCTCAATGGTGCCACACCCAGCTCCGAGTTTCTTGAGACTCCAAGGCTAGGGTGGTTGCACAACACCGCTCGCAACTTTTCTTCCTACAGAATATTGAGGGCGAATTTGGTTTATACCTCATTGTTGGGCTCCACAGCTACAGGTCGCATTGCTTTTTATTCAAGCACCGACTTTGCTGATGGTGTCACTCTAGCAACTTTGGGGAATATGCCCAATTCTCGTGTTGTTGACCTTGCAACGGGAGCTTCCAAGGAAATCCGGCATAACTTGGCTGTTGATTCCTCTTGGAAGAAAGTCTCATCGCAAACCCTTTCCATAGTAACTGCCTATGGGCCCCTGCTGCTACTCAATTTCAACACGGTGAATGATCTCATATTCTCCCAGTTGAGTGTTGTTGTAGCTGGAGGACCCGTCTCAAGTGCCGTCGGATCGCTGGCCATTGAGTATGACGTGGAGTTTAAGGGGCCAATTGGTATCGGGTTGAATTTTTAGGGCGTTGTTTCATAGACTGTGGAAAGGTCTTTAAAATGAAACCCAATGTCCAGTATCGCCAGGTGCTGGAGCCTATCATGGTGGGAAAAACAGTGTTCCGTCAGAAGTTTAATATGTACTATTATGACCAAAATCCCCAGGCATTCAGAGAATGCGTTTGCAGATGGCCTAGCAGCGATGCTAGGGGGCCCAGGCTGTTA